AATCAACTTCAAGCGTAGCAGGTTTCTCTGCTGCTGCTTCTTCACCAGTCGCAGGTTTCGACCCCGTTCTGATCTCCTTGATCAGACGCTCCATGCCTAACTTGGTCGCTTATGACCTCGCTGGTGTTCAACCAATGAACGGTCCTACTGGACTGATCTTCGCAATGCGCTCGAAGTACGGCGCAATGGATTCCGCTTCGGAAGCACTGTTCGACGAAGCAGATACCTCCTACGCTGGACAAGACAGCAACTTCAACCTCGAAGGCACCCGCTATGTTGCTGGTGGCGGCGGTGAGGCAGTTGGTTTCGGTACTACTGGACCTAACTCTGCTAACAACCCTGGTCTACTCAACCCTGAAGGTTCCCAGACTGCAACTACCTATCCTGTTGGACAGGGTATGGGTACTGCTGATTCGGAAGACCTCGGTGGCGACGGTGGTGCTTTCAACCAGATGGCATTCTCAATCGAGAAGGTCACCGTTACTGCTAAGAGCCGTGCTCTGAAGGCAGAATATTCGCTAGAACTTGCTCAAGACCTTAAGGCAATCCACGGTCTGAATGCTGAAGCAGAACTCGCAAACATTCTCTCAACTGAGATTCTTGCTGAGATCAACCGCGAAGTCATCAGAACCATCTATAAGGCTGCTGAGTCTGGCGCACAAGCAAACGTCGCTTCTCAAGGTACTTTCGACCTCGACGTTGACTCCAACGGACGCTGGAGTGTTGAGAAGTTCAAGGGTCTAATCTTCCAAATCGAGCGCGACGCTAACGCAATCGCACAAAGAACTCGTAGAGGAAAGGGCAACATGATCCTCTGCTCCGCAGACGTTGCTTCCGCCCTAACCATGGCAGGCGTACTCGATTACACCCCTGCACTCAACGCTGGTCTCAACGTTGATGACACTGGTAACACCTTTGCTGGTATCCTTGCTGGTAAGTATCGCGTATACATCGATCCTTATTCTGCAAACTCTGCTGCTGCTCAGTACTACGTTGCTGGTTATAAGGGTTCTTCACCTTATGACGCAGGTATGTTCTACTGCCCATACGTTCCTCTTCAGATGGTTCGTGCCGTTGGCGAGAACTCCTTCCAGCCTAAGATCGGCTTCAAGACCCGTTATGGTCTCGTTGCTAACCCATTCGCTGAGGGAACCCAAGCAGGTCTCGGTCGCATCACCGCTAACAGCAACCGCTACTACAGACGTGTACGTGTCAACAACCTCATGTGATCCATCGGATTCAATAGGTTTTTCTCAGAGGGTCTTCGGACCCTCTTTTTTTGTCTAAATATATTTTTGGGGACTCTAATGGATTCCGAAGAGTACCAATGGGCAGTTGAATGGACTTTAGATATTGATAAAGTTCGATCATTATACGATAGTATTTCATATGCATATGAAAGTTGGCCAGGGTATCCTAAAAGACCGTTAGAGGAACAAGAGTTTCTGAAGACAGTTAAGTCTGAACTTTTTGCAATGATGATGGACCACAATCTGTATAAGAATTCATGAAATCATTCAAAGAATTTACTACTAATTGTCCTCCTGGGTATAGGTTTGACAAGAAACTTGGTTATTGTGTACCCAAAGGAAAACGCCATATTAACTACATCGTTGGTGCTCGCTATCTAAGCGATCATGACGAAGAAGAAAAGAAAAATGGCAACGGCAATGGTAATGGTAACGGAGAATCTGACGGCGGCGGAGACGGCGGCGGCGGAGAATAAATAAAACTAAAGACTATAAAGAAATGAAACCAACACCTAAAGAAGCTTTAGAAATCAACAAGCACTATGAAAGGGTTGTTGAGCATCTTATCAAAGAAGGTTATGCCGAAGATAAGGAAGGTGCCGACAGCATCGTCAAAGGTATGAGCGAGACTTGGTTCAGCTTGATTATTGACTGATAATGGCAACTGCTTTTGATAAACAGATAGCAAATAGAAATTTTCTATCTCCGATAGGATTCAAATTTACTTTGGCAAAATATCCCAAGGTAGATTTCTTTTCCCAGTCAGCAAATATTCCAGAGATTAGTTTAGGGGAGAAGATAACCTATGGAGATTTTAGGTTATCTTTTATTGTTGATGAAAACATGGAGAACTATACTGCTATCCATAAATGGATAACTGGTCTAGGTTTTCCCGAAACTACTCAGCAGTACAAAACTCAGATAACAAATGTAGATGGTCAGCAGGACATTAATGAGGGTTTCAGTGATGGGACACTTCATATTCTGAACAGTAACTTCAATGATACAATAAGAGTGAAGTTCCAAGACCTGTTTCCAGTTTCCCTAGGGTCTCTGGAGTTCCAAGCAAATGAAGGGGATTACAACTACTTTACAGCAGAGGTCCTTTTCAAGTATACTGTCTATAACTTCTTAGATACGCTCGGCAAACCTTTATGATGGATCTTGAAAAGATTCAGGAGATGTGGCAGAAAGATGCTGTCATTGATCCTGATAATCTACATGATGAGTCTCTAAAAATTCCTCAATTACATTCAAAGTACTATACGATTTATAACACGATCACTCTCCTTCGAGAGAGGGCAAGAGAGACACAAAAGCAAGTTCGTTTAGAACGGTATAAGTACTACACTGGTAAGGCAACTGTAGAAGAATACGCTGAAGAACCTTTCCCATATAAAATTAGGGAAAAGGATGCACTTCAAAAGTATTTGGAAGCAGATGATAAGATGTGTAAGATTGATATGAAAATCACTTACTACGATACTTGCCTTAAATTTCTTGAGGAAATTATCAAAACGGTAGCAAATAGGACCTACCAAATTAAAAACGCTATTGAATGGCAAAGATTTCAAGCTGGTTTTAACTAAATACCTAACGTAGATTAGATGAAAAGATGATTAGCACTTATACACTGGGAGAATACTCCGCAGAAGATACTGTTACAGATATTACCTATACAAATGCTGACGGACATGTTCACGTCAGAACTGTAACTATTCCTAGAGACTCTGATGGAGAAGTTATCCAAGATAGTTTCTGCCAGATCCTTGCTGATCAACTAAAGAATGTAAATAATAAAGCAGGACTAGGACTCATTGGATTTGGAGATCCAAATGCGCCAGATGATGCAATGCTCCTTGAAGATTCTGCAGAAGAACCAGCAGAAGAGGGTTGACAAGCAGAGATAAATACCCATAGGTGATACTTATGGGTTATGTCTCATTTGATTATATCAAAAAAGAACGAGGTAAATCTTCAGGTAAAGGCAGAACCACACGTCTACTACGAGTTAGCAGACCAATTTACCTTTGATGTGCCAGGTGCAAAATTTATGCCCCAGTACCGAAATAAGTACTGGGACGGAAAAATTCGTTTGTTCAATACCCAGACTGGAGAGATATATGTCGGGTTATTGGACAAAGTTATACAGTTTTGTGAGAATCACGGATATACATACGAATTCGTAAACAATAAGTTTTACGGTCTTCCATTTGAGGTCAACGAAATGATCTCTAAGGAAGGCGTAAAGGACTATATGACATCTGTCAGTAAGTATGCCCCTCGCGATTACCAAGTAGAGGGCGTATACGACGCTCTAAGACATAATAGAAGGTTGTTGATATCCCCAACTGCCTCTGGAAAGTCTCTGATGATATATTCGCTTGTGAGATATCATGTTGAGCGCGGACAAAATACTCTGATAGTCGTTCCGACGACTTCCCTAGTAGAACAAATGTATAAAGACTTTGCAGACTATGGCTGGGACGTAGGTTCATTTTGCCACAAAATATATGCGGGACGAGAAAGAGAAACCGATTCGCAGGTAATTATTACTACCTGGCAGTCCATCTACAAACTCCCCCGTAAATATTTTTCAAGATTTAACGTGGTCGTTGGAGATGAGGCACACCAGTTCAAATCGAAGTCTCTAATATCTATAATGACAAAACTTTCAGATGCAAAGTATCGTTACGGATTTACTGGAACACTTGACGGCACACAAACCCACAAATGGGTACTAGAAGGACTCTTTGGACCTTCATACAAGATCATCAGAACAGAAGAACTGATGAAAAAGGGGCACGTTGCTAAGTTGGATATTAACGTGCTTCTATTGAAACACCCTGCCCATAAGTTTGAAAACTTTGAAGAAGAAGTCCAGTACATTATTAATCATGAACGACGCAACAAGTTTATACGTAACCTTGCCCTTGATCTTAAAGGTAATACGCTCATATTATTTTCCCGTGTTGAAGGACATGGACAACCGCTTTACGATTTAATAAATAACGGTAGAGTTGACCAAAGACATGTTTTCTTTGTCCATGGTGGTGTGGCAACAGAAGACCGAGAAAAAGTAAGGGAGATTACCGAAAAAGAAGACAACGCGATTATTGTCGCTTCATACGGAACGTTCAGTACTGGTATTAACATTAAAAACCTACACAATGTTATTTTTGCTTCTCCTTCAAAATCCAGAATT